AATCTTGTTTCAAATATTACCGATACCGATACATCCTTCACCGTAATATCAACTACTGGATTCGAAGGAATAGAGCATGGAACGAGTTACACGGACGCGCCAGGCGGCGGATCGCCGAATGTAGAAGTAGTCTATATCAGAATCGAAGATGAAATTATCCGATGCGATGCGCATCAGACGACATCAAATACTTTTTTTGCACATTACATAAGTCCGACAAATACAGGTCGTGGCGCACTTGGAACAAAAGCAGTTGCGCATAACGTCGATTTAACAGTCGCGCAAGATAAGCGATTGAAAGTTGAAGAACATTTTTACTATGAAATGCCAGTTCCCAAAATGCTTTATGCGGTATTGCTGGGCGCGCTTTATGGGCAAACCGGGAAATCAATTCAAACGAGCGCCACACTATCACTTGATAGTGAATATGTCGCCAATGCCGATATAACCGGAATAGGTACCGACTACTGGGATACCACAGACGATACGAAAGGGTTTCAGTGCCGATTCTCCGGTATAAAAAATATTAATGGCAAAGATTTTATCGAAAAAGAATTATTGCCATTGATTAGTTGTTTTATGCCAGTCTATTCAGATGGGAGCTTAGGACTAAAAAAACGCGAACCGGTCGTATTCAATGCGCCGACAATTTACAATTTTGATGCAACAAATGTTGTTTCGTTTTCCGATTTGAAATACGACAATAACATTGTTAATAAATTTCGCATCCCTTGGAATTATTCCGATTATCGACAAGCGTTCACGAGAACAGAAATTCTGGTTTATACCGATTCGATTTCAACATATCAGCAAACCGAAGAAAAAGTAGTTCAATTTAAAGGCTTGCATACTTCGCTGCATACTAAGGCGATCTTGGCGAACGTGATCGATTTCAATGCGAGTCGTTTGGCATATCCGCAATATTATTTAAATGTCGATTTATTGCCGTTCGCAGATCATCTTGAAAACGGTGACGTCGTAAACGTCAATTTAAATCTTCCAGATTTCACTGGTTCGGGATCTCTCAACAAGCCATTTGAAATCATCGGCACAACCCTGAATCTGAAAACTGGTAGAGTTTCAGCAGATTTACAAACTGCAACAGGGAAAATTATCCCGGTTGTCGATTCGCTTGGTTCTCAAGTTATAGCCGATTCAATTTATACTGGATCAGGTGGGACAGAAATAAATGCCATAAATTTTCCAAATTATAGCGCCGGTCACATTACTGGTAGTACGCTTTTTTATGGCGGTTCAAGTTTGTCCACAAGTATTTTTTGGCATAACGGAGATTTGACGCTAGATGCCGGAGTGACTCTAACTTGTGTTGGCAATGTTCTTATTCTCGTCAAAGGATACTTTACCGAAAACGGAACGATTAACGCTAATTCTCAAGGGATAAATGGATTAAGCGCTACAAACCCTTATGCCTCTGGATGGACTTATACAACAAATTTTGGCGTAACGCGTGGTCTTTGGGGTTTTCGTGAATTCACGCCTGCAAAACTTGGCGGAAGTCCTTTTTCAGTAAATTATTACAAGTTAAAACCCGGCGTTGGTAATATCACTGGCAAGCCTTTCTTTTCAACGCAAGCTAATATTACTTACGATGGAACCTTAGCCAGCTTAATACCTTTCGATGATTTGCGCGGGGCTCCTGGCGCGGGTGGAGAGCATATCCTAGACGGTAATTCGCCAAAAACGGTTTTGGCGTCCGGTGGTGCCGGTGGGAAAAGCGGTGGCGGAATACAGATAATTTCGCGGGGCGGATCGATGGGAGCGTCATCGCTGATCACGCTAAATGGCGCGAATGGTTCGTCTGGATCCGCGTATACCGATACTAGCGTATCGCCCAATATAACCCGAGCTTATGCAGGAAGCGGCGCAGGGGGCGCGCCAGGCGTTCTCATATGGATAATTGATGGCGCGAACAATGATATACCAGACCTATCGAACCATTTTAGCGCTTATCAAGGCAATACTCCTGTGCCCGCCGGGGTTAATTTTTACAATTATTTGCAAGAACCTTATACGCTGGGTTATTGGTCAAATTTATTGGGCGTTGAACGCCAGGGTAATTCGATTTATCCGATTATGGATATACAAGGCAGTTGGGCATATACCCCAGGAGGGACAAAGGAAAATTCAAACCGCCGTATTTTAGTTGCCGCGGATGGGACAGCGGCGGCGGCAGATCCAAATGATTTTAAACCAGAAGCGCCGACCAGTATCAGCGTTGTTCATGATGAAACGGCTTTGCAAACGTTACAAGACGGCACGCAAATCGTTCGCGCATACGTCACGTGGACGCCAGCAACCGCCAGAGAAATCGATCGCTATCGCGTTTACTATCGAAAAGTGACGAGCCCTTTAAGCCGTTGGATACTTTGGGGCGATGAACCAGGTCGCTCCGAGGGCGAAACCTATATTGGGCCGGTTGATCAAGGCGTTTCATACGATTTCCGCGTTGTTTCCGTTAATATTTGGGATGAAGAATCTGACCCGCTCGAAACGTCCGTCACTATAACCGGGAAATCGAATAATCCAAACGTTCCAATAAGCGTGACGGCGACCAGCATTCAAGGCGGCATTTTAATTGCCGGTATCGCGCCCTCCGACTCAGACTTGGCCGCCATTGAAATAGAATATTTGGACACGCCTGCCACAAGCCCGCAACCTTGGGCGCTTGTAAAAACCTTGAGCGTTACGCGTAGCGGATCGTTTAAATGGTTGCATAACCTACCAGGCGGTACGCTCTATTATTACCGTGTGCGGTCGGTAGATACCTCAGGCAATAAATCCGCGTATGTGACGTCCTCGCCGACTTATGCCATAGCCGGTTATTCGTTTGCGATTCCTAACAATTTCATTGAAACCTTCGAATCTGATCAACCAATCAATTTCGGCAAAATTACAGGAACACCAACGCCAGCCATTTACGAAGTCAGCGATAGCGTAAGCGGTGGCCGCGTTTACCGGGTCGGCTCGAATTCGTCGCCTTTTTCTGGCGATACCGCGCAACATGCGGCGGATACCTGGTTACCATTCGATCCTTACAAAATGTACAAAATAACGGCGCGAGTGCGAAAGACGGCGGGCGCTCCGGATATTTCGATAGGTGTAATGATGGCCGATTATCAAAAAAATCCCATCAATTACGCGGGTAGTCATTCGCCATCGGGTGGCGATTATTGCAATGTCGCGGCGTATGAAACAGTTATTTCAAGTAGCTGGGTCGATTATTCCGGTTTTATCGTCGGCTCGGCATCAACGGGAACTTATAAACAGGCCGGTCTATTGGTTCCTGGTAAGGTTCATTCCGATACGCGGTATATAAAACCGTTCGTGATTACGTCGCCGACGGCGGCCGGGACAATCGAAATTGATTTAATCATGCTCGAAATATTGCAGGGACCAGATGCGCGCAACAGTTCATCACTAGCAGATATTTTTATACATGAAACGTTTCAAAGTGCCGATATGTTTTTTACTGGTTCTGGTACTGGCTCGTATTCCCCAATGGGTCAAGGTTCAACCGGAATTTCAAATGACGGTTATTTTATAAAAACAGCATTGACGGGCGCTTATAGTGAATGGCAAGCGATAAGGACTTTTTACCATAGCAGCAAGAATTTTAGCTGGGATAGAGATAGAACATTTTCGATCACAGTTAAAATAAATACTTTGGCGTCGGGAACGTATGAAAAGTTATTAATTGTAACTGGCGATGCTTACGCTGGTCTAATGTTTGTATTTAATCAAGGGAATATTTACGCCGCAAATGAGAATGGTTATTCAGGAACGTATGCGAGCGCATTAACAAGCTACACAGTTGGCAACACGTATAAATTATCTTGGAATTTTATTGCAGGCATTCGCGCAGAATTTTACGTTGATGATATCTTATATTATACAATGACGAGCGGATTGCCTACGCATGCCAGTTCAGGAACCGATTCAGAAAAACAAATGTTGCAACTTTTAGCTGGAACTAATAATGTTTCGGCTAATGAAATGAGTATGACCGAATATT